TCTTTAAATGTTTTTAATAATCTTCCTACATCATTAGATTTAAAATTACCTTTTTCATCTAAATAATTATTAGCTTCTCCAAATAGCATACCTGCATCAATCATTCTTTTAACTAATGCTTTTCTTTCCCTTACTCCAAGAGTTGCATCTAGTGCCTTTGCTCCTATCTGTAAGGGTAAAGGTAATGTAGCTTTTATATCTGCCATAATACCTGTTTGTTTTTCTGGCTCTGCAATATAATAAGGATTGTTAGTTTGTGATAACATAGAGTTTAAAGCTCCTGTATCTATTGCATATTGTAGCACTTGAGAGTCTGACCAGTTGTTAAATCCTCCTGGCAAACTTTGATACTTATCTCTGTAACTAGGTAAATTTTTTATTACAGTTGATGGAAATACATTATCTCCCACTGTTACAGTTGTTTTTTCTTTGTTAACAAATGTAGGAATATCCATAGGGTCTGGTCTAGGCCCTTGGTCGGGCTGTGTAACAACAGGTTGAGAAACTTCTGGTTCTTCTGGAACTACAGGCTCAACTGGTTGTGTTATAGGTAACTCGGGTACATCTGGAACTACAGGAGAATAATCGGGTCCTGCTCCTATTGGTATAGTTTTAAAAGTTTTACCTTCTGCTGTATACTCTGGAGTTACATCTCTAATGCCAGGAAATACAGGTTCTATATCTTCTGTTACTTTTTGTTTTTCCCATTGTCCTGTCTCATCATTAAATACTAATTTGTAGTATTCAGATTGCATTAAGCCATCGCCGCCTAGAGCAGATGCTAATGCTTCAGATGTTTGAGTTGTCTCTACCATTACGATTAAGCTGTTCCCTCAGTGCCAGAATCTGGCGTAGAGAAACTATTTTCCCCTGGTTGCGGAACATTTCCTGTTCCGATATTGCCACCTCCAACGCCTGTTGCGTCTTGTGTATTTGCTCCTGCAGGTACTCCTCCAAAACCTTCCATACTTGGTTGTTGTTGGTTACCACCTTGAGCTTCTCTGCTTCCATTCATACCTCCATACATTTGTGCAAATATTGCCGCTTTCTCTGGGTCATTTACTACTTGGTCTGGGTCTACATCAAGTGACTTAGCAATCTCTCTAATGATACTGTGCCATTTTACAAAAGGTGCTAAGAACTGATTTGATGCTACTTGCATGAATGTCATCAATCGTTGAGAGCGAACTTCTTTCATCATCAAAGAAGAAGTACCTCTTGCTTTTACATCAAGGTCTCCTTCTATCTGTGGCTTGTCTTCGTTAAATTGCATGTTCCATTGAAACATAGATTGTCCCAGTGGGCGTAATAAATAATCATCAATATTTTTTATTACTGTTTTTACATTTAAAGCCGCCGCTCCCATCAACATTGACATACCTGCCGCCGTTCTCGTTGTTGACATAACGCCTGTTGTGCCATGAGAATACGAAGGTATACCTGTTGATTCATCAGCTAATTGTCTAAACCTGTCGAACATCTGCATGTTCTCTGGTGCTGTGTTTGGAAACCTAAGTCCATGTAGTGCTTGTCCTACTTGTCCACTTTGTCTCCTAAATATTTTTCCGGGAAAGATTGACATGTCTTGTCCAGGAACTAACATTGTCTCATCTACATCAAATACTAGATTACCTGCTAATGCTAAGTTATCTACTGCCATTCTTGCATGACCATTCATAACAGTCTGTGCATCATCCATATTTTCTGGAATACCTACTCCAAAAAATTGATAAGGATTTATTTCATACGGACATACCATGTAAGGTATTCTATTTGGTGTAAATGGATTTAAAACTAATCTAAGTATATTACCATTTGATACCCAAGCATTTACAGACACTTCATCTAACTCTGTAGTATCTTCATCGGTAATTTCTAAACCTGCTTCTTCTGCAAGTTTTTTATCTATGTTGCCCCAAAACTCTAATACTTCAAATCTATTTTTATCAAAGTCGTCTTGGTTCTCTCTATCGTACAATGCAGTTTCATAACTTCTTGTTTCATAGTTAGGGCCATGTTCTAGCAAATCTATAATTGCTGATTTTCTAAAGTAAGGTCTGTTAACTAAATCTCTTACTTGAGACCTATTCATTACATGACGTTGTATTACATAGTCAGCATCTTCAATACTAACTGCTTCTGGGTCTGGATAAAAATCCCAACAACTTACAGCTTCTACTCTTGGTACAGATTTATCTTGAGGAGTGTAAACAGATTCTCCTGTGTCAAAATCTTTTTGCCATTTGTGTACAGTCTTATCGTAAGTAAAAGGGCCTTTTAGTATTCCTGTACCAAGTAAACACATCTCAAATAAAACATGTCTAAGTACAGTCATTGCATGACTTTCATCTAACTGGTCATGAATACACTTTTCCATTTCTTTTGCAGACTCTTCCGCAGGTTCTATCTGTGGCATTTTAGATAGGTCTGGTGCAGGGCCTTCTTTAAATCCTGCCCCTTTATATTTTTCTGCTAATCCATTAAGAAAGAAATCATCAGTAGCTCCCGGCGGTACTTCCATACCATCTCCAGGAAATCCATAAGGACTTCTTACTTCTTCTTCCCCCTTTTCTTCTGGGTTCATGTGGGCATACTTTGATGACCCTTCTGGCATATCAGTTGGGTGAATACCAATAGGAAATTTTCCTTGTGAGAATAATACTTCTATTAATTGACCATAGGCCGCTAGAACTTTTGTCTTTGTTATCTTAACAAAAACTCTAGATTTTTCGGTGTCTCTAAAAGCCATATCAGAACCATAGATACCTCTATAGTTTCTGTATGCTCGTAACCAACGCTTCTCGTCATAAAGACGAGTTATCTCAGCAGATTTTAATCTAGATTCAATTACTTGACCTAGACTAATATAATCTATCTTTTCGTCTTTTAACGATGCTGTAGCGTCAGTCCCAGTGCCACCACCAGAACCTCCAACATTATATGCCATTATTTACTTAGTAGTCTCTTTCGTCTGCCATTGAGAATACTTTCCCATCAACACCGTTTTTTCCTGCTCTTGGATATGCTTTATCTGTACTGTCATATGCATCTGCAGGTAGAGCTGATGAAGGTTTTTTTACTCCTACACTAGCTTCTTTTTTTTGAGCGGTATCTGTTGACTGGTCATCAAACCCTTCGCCTTGCGAATATTGTTTCATGATTGATGGGTCAATATCTTTTCCATTCATGTTTTTCATTTTAGTTTCTCCTCTAAATATTTAGTTAACCAAGGATTATCTACAAGAACTGTTGTTGTTGCATTAGCTAATACGTTAACAATTTGTTCTTCTTTTTCTCCTACGTCTAATCCCCACTGGTATATTATAGCATGTAAAACTTCGTGGAGTAAAGTGTTAACATGAGATATGTTATCTTCATCAGATAAACCTATCAAACCTTCTTTTGATAAAAACTGTCCATGCGAATCAGAAAAGTCTTTATCAATTATTTTAAACTCGTAATCTCTATATCCTATTTTAATTGATTTGTGTTTCATTAATATCCAAACACAGAATCACTAGGTCTGTATGTTTGACCAGAAGTCATTTTAATATCATTCATTCTTGTCTCAAATGCCATAGGATGAGATGGTCTTGACATGCATCCGTATCTAAGTGCATCGTATGCGTGGTCTTCTGCATGTGTATCTACATCTTCTGGGTTGTTTTTGTCAACAGGTAACATTGGTAAAGTCCTAATTAAATTTAAACAATTATTAAAAATAAATAAAGATGGTCTTTCTGTGTTTTCGTTTACTCGTAATCTTTTATGTATTTCTAATTTTCCATTTACTCTACTGCCAGGCGACCTATCAGATGGTCTCCATCGACATCCTTCTAGTATCATTGTTTCTGCAATACTAGGTCCAATGTCTCCTCGTTTTGCCCATGTCGAAGAATCTAATACTCCGTATCTTATATACTCTCCTGCCTCACTATTCAATACCCTTTGTGCAAAAATATCTGCTGTAATATTTTTTGTATACATCTCTCTATAAACGTATAGATTATTATCGTAATCAACAGCAATCCATAAGCAACACGCAAAAGAAGAGTAACCCCAGTCACAAGTACGAAACCGCATAAAGTTGCGAGGTATATCAAAAGGCTCGATAACATGTACCTCTCGGCTAAATTCTGGAAAGGCCGAGCTTTCATATGACTCCCAATCTCCTTCTAAAAACTGTTTTTTTTGTACATCTGGCAATGATGCCAACATAACATAATAATCTTCTGTCTGCATTAGGTACGGATTGTCTTGTAACTTAGCAGGTATAAATCGTCTACTTATTTTTCTTATCCCAGTGGGAGTTTGTATTTCTAAATAAAATTTTGTATTAGGTTGTGCAGGGTCTACAAACATTTCTTTAACCCAACCAGAGCCTACGTTACCAGGGTTCCCAGTTGCCCTCATATAGACGGGAATCTCGGGGTCAACACTTCGCAAAGAAGAACGTAAAAAGTTATATATATCGGGAGTTGGATATTGTGGTAATTCATCTATACCAATCCATGTATATGATTGTCCTTGATAACGTAGTACATCGGTCAGATTCTCAGCATAACCAAATTCTATTCTTGCTCCAGACGGGAAACGCCATTCTTTTTCTTGCTCTCTCCACTTTGCTCCTGGATATGCTTTTGGATATAGTTGCTGAGAATGATTGATTAAATCTCTTAACTCTGGCATTGTTCGTCTTATTAACAACGCTCGGTGGGCACTTTTATGACAGTATCGTAGAGGGTCTACTAACATGGCATAAGATTTTCCACCACCTCTTGCTCCTCCATAAAAGACTTCTCTTTCTGATGACGCAAGAAATTCTGTTTGTGGCCCGTTATTAGGTTCAAAGATTACTTCTCTATCCCTAATAGCTTCTTGTATTGAAGGTGTTGCTTCTTCTATTTGCTGTTCATCTATAACAGTCTTCTCACCTTCTAGTACACTATCTAGTTCTTTTAACTTTTCTTTTTTGTTTTCTAGTCTTTTTTCTGCTAAATTAACTTTCTGTTTAGCATCTTCTAATTTTTCTTTTTCTGCTCGGAGAAGATGTAAAGCTGATTGTCTAGCTTTCTTTTCAGACTCAGAAAGGGTTGGAGATTTTTTAACTCTTTTACGCCCTACCTTTTTTGGCTTTGGTGGTTCTACCATCCTCGTTTTAATACCTTACGCAATCCCATTCCTGTTATTGGTCTTCCTGTTTTGTTTGTAACCCAAGTAGCTACTTCTTGATAGGAACAATTTTCTAAATACTGTTCTGCTTCTTTTAGAGCATCTAACTCTTCTGGAACAGCTTCTAGTGTTTTGTCTTCTTCCTCAGATACTTTGTACCCAAAAGGGATTGTCCTACTCCGAAGTTTTCTCTTTGGGCGGGAGAATAAAGATTCCATGTGCTACCTTTGCATTTATATCTAGTTTTTCTCTTTTAGCTAAACCTACTCTATCTAGAATTTGTTTAGCCGCTTCTATACGAATATTTGCTCCTGGAGTTTTTCCATCTTCATCAAGAGCATCTATCAAACCCATTGTTGCTTTTGGACTGTGTACAGCTAACTGATGTTCAGCCCTTTCAATAATTTCTTCTTTTAAACTTTTCAATACTTTAGGATACGATTGAGGAGCATATCCTGCAATCTCTCCTGCCATCTTTGGACTGCCTTTGGCTTCGCCAAATAGAGCATTGAGAAATTTTTCTTGCTGTTCTGTTAATACATCGTTTTGTTTTTTAGGAACTAACATTTCTTATTTTCTGTAATTTTTTTTCTGTTCTTTCTTGTAACCACTCTGGAGTTTTTCTTATTCCCACTGAGTCTTCTATTTGTCTTTGTTTCATACCCTGTCTTGCTGTCTGCAACATCTGGTCTCTAGCACCATGTTCATTTCTATCTATCATAGATAATCGTGGTGCAGTAATAAGTAACTCTACATTTTTATCCTTTAAAGGTTTTTTTCTATCTTTAATAGATAAATATTCTGTGAATACTTCTTTTGTTTTTTTATTATAGTATTCGTACAGTGGCATTACTTATTTGTATTCCATCCTTTTCCAAATAAAAAATCAGACATCTTCATAAATGCTTTGCCCAATCCGTAGTGGTCTACTTTCTTTTCTTTTTCTTTTATCTTCTTAGGTTTCTTAATTTTAGTTTTTTTCTTTTTCATGTTCACAAGATATGCACTCGCATTTATTTTTTTCCATACACATTCCATCCTTACTACAATGACATGTGTGTCCACACAAATTACAAGTTACCATATCCTCTCCTATTATCTAAGTCTTCTTATGTCTTTTAGCGAAGTTACGGGCCGCCTCAACTGAGCCAAATCCCCACTTCTTCAGTGCCAGTGCCTTACGGGTTGGCCTTCCCTTCTCATCTTTCATTGGCCCTTTCATCCCCGCAAATCTTGCGGCAAATGAAATTCTTCGTGGATTTACTCCAGACTTAACTGGAGGTTTTAGGTTTGAGCCTTCTGTTCTTTTAAAGAAGTCTCTACCCTTTTTATTTAAACCCCCACTAGGATTTTTGTGTTCTTTGGAATAGCCCACTATACTTTTTTCGTATGTACCTTTTGTACTGGAAATGATGCTTTGAGACTAGCTCCTTTGTGAGCTTTAAATTTTCCCTCATGCTTCATTAGTTTGTATGAATTACCAGACTTCATCCAATGAAATCCTTTTGGTGCTTCTACAGTCTTACTTGCCATACGACATCTTCTTTGGCTTCTTGCCTGCCTTTTTCATTGACATAGCTGTAGCCGCTTGTTTCTTTGCCTTCGGTGATTTCTTCTTCATACTAGGTTTTTTCATACTTCCGTACATAGTCTTTCTCCTTTGGTTTATACTCTTCTCATAGGTTTAGCCATGCCCACTCGCTTCTTTGTTCTTTTATTTTTATTTCTGAGCATAGCAAAATCGGTTGCATCTATTCTATTGTTCTTATTTGCGTCTAATCTTTTCTGGGTTCCCATAAGAGGTTTTGCTTTCTTGGTCATAGCTTTCTTTGATTTACCTATACCCGTAGCTTTACCTGCCGCTAGGGTAGGCTTTTTCATTGAAGCGGTCTTTGTTTGGGTTAACGCTCCTGCTTGTGGTTTCTTTTTATCTTTAGTTTTTTTTATTGTTGGTTGTACAGCCATTACTTACCTCTTCTTACAGTTTGTTTAGCTCTTTTGAATTGTTCCTCAGTGGGAGCACCCTTTGCTCCTCTCTTTTTCATCTTACCTCCACGCTTTCTTTTGGCATGGATGTTAGCATATAATCCTTTTTTCATGATTTCTTCTTACCACCCTTGAGTAAGTCAGCATCTGCCTTCCTAGCACCGCCTTTACCTGTAGCAAAACTACGAACTCTGCCCATTGCCCACTGTTGCGGACTAACACCCGCTCTGGAACCACTAGAATAGTACGCACCCATTCCTCTTTTATAGACTTTCCTTAGTTTATCTGAGGAAATCCCATACTTTTTAGAATAGAACGCTATCCCTTTAGGCTTTGTACTTTTTTTTGTAGCTTTTTGTGCCACTCTTACTCCTGGTCTTAGCTATTTTATTCATCTCAGCTACAGTTAGCTTACCCTCTCTGTATTTTTTAGCTGTAGATTTAATCTCACGCTCTGTAGCACTAGGGTTCTTTGACCCTACTACATATTTGACAGGTACTCCTGCCTTTGTCTTCGGCACTTTTTTGAATTTACGCATAGACTTGTTGTCTAAGTCCTCTTGTTTATAACATTGATGTGTGTGACCTGTGCTTAAACAAGTCTATACCTACTAATTATAGCGTCAATGAGCAATCTGTCAAGAAAAAAAATAATTAACTTGACAATAATGCCCTCCGCATGTATAATATAAATACCTACCAAGGGGGGCCCTATATATATATGGAAATAATTTAGAGAGTTTATTCCTTTCCACTCTAGATTATAGTACCATACTTAGGAATAATACTTCAGTCATATTATTAACGATGTCCCTCTTGGTATGGCTAAGGTGGTTTCAATTCATTTT